CATCAGCATTACCGATAGGCTTCATGCTGCCCAAGCCGCGTGTAAGTATCTATATAGCGCTAAACAAAACATAGATCTCAAGGTCGAACACGTAATGCTAACTGAATCGGAGCTAAGAGAAATTGCTAGAACGCTATCCCTTGCACCAGCAGAAACAGATCAATGACTACTTGCTACGCATTAAATCTGTTGAGAGATTAATAGGTAGCGCATTTCCACAACAACGAGCATTCATCAAAGATCCTGCGAAGCTTAAGGCGCTTTTCTGCACTCGTCGTGCTGCCAAATCGTATACGGCTGGCCTTTACCTCGTTAAAGAAGCATTAGACAACCCAGGCTGTAACTGCCTATTCATCGGACTTACCCGCGATTCTGCCAAAAGCATTATCTGGAAAGATATCCTTCACGTCATAGACAGAACCCATCAATTAGGCGCGACCTTCAACCTCACCGAACTTACAGTCACCTTCAAAAATGGCTCAGTAATTAAAGTCTCTGGCGCTGACGTAGATGAAAACGAGATGAATAAGTTCCTAGGGCGCAAGTACCGGCTCGTGTGTATTGACGAAGCGTCCATGTACACGGTGAATTTGCGCAACCTCGTCTACGGCATCTTAAAGCCAGCAATGGCTGATGAGCGTGGGACTATTTGTTTAATGGGAACTAGCTCTAACTTTACCCGTGGGCTTTTTTACGACATAACAACCCGCAAAGAACAAGGATGGTCAGTACATGAATGGTCTGCGCACGATAATCCTCACGTTGCTAAGCAGTGGAGCGAAGAGCTTGACGAGATTAGAAGCCTACGTCCGCTCTACATGGAAACCCCACAGTTCAAGCAGTGGTACCTTAACCAGTGGGTCGTTGATACTGACAAACTCGTCTACAAGTTTAATGAACAACGGAATCTATTCGATAAACTTCCCAGCGCCAGTGGCGAATGGGTATTTGTCCTTGGCGTTGATACTGGATGGGAAGACGATAACGCATTCGTGCTTTGTGGGTATCACGAGCATCACAAAGAACTTTACGTAATCAGAACCTACAACCAAAAGCGGATGACTTTCGATATGGTCATCGAGAAGATCAACGAGTTTCTAAATGATCCGAAATATCCACCATGCAAAGTAATCATCGACGGAGCGAATAAGCAGGGTGTTGAAAGCATGCGCGTGCGTAGCGCAATTCCATTTGAGTACGCAGATAAGCAGGACAAGACTTCATTCATCGAAATCCTCAACGGTGATCTAGTCCAGGGGAAGATTAAGATCCACCGAACAGCCGCCAGGCCTCTAGTAAACGAGATGATGAGCCTTGTGTGGAAGACCGAAGGCGAACAGATTGTGCTTCCTAAAAAGGAACACCCAGCGCTACCCAATCATCTTTGCGACGCGTTCCTATATGCTTGGCGATGCGGGTATCACTACCATGCAAGCGCGCCTGAAGTGAAATATCCGATTGGCTCCAAGCAGTGGTACCAGCAGCAGGCAGATGGCATTTGGGAGCGTGAGAAAGAGCGGCTAATTCAAGAAAGCGAAGAAGAAACGCATTGGCCTACCGTTGACGGGGTGAATTGGTAATCTCCGCCATGCGCCTCCTATAAGCATGATGCGCAAGCTTAGCTATCTGCTTGTGCGTTAGGCGAACGGTTGGCCGTCCGCGAGTGATATATGTGCCGTGGAATACCAATAGGAACTTGAGCAAGTCCTTGGAATCCACCTCAACCCTGACTATTTCCCTTGGTTGTGGTTTCGCCATACTACACCTCTCATCACTCGCGATACGCACGATACACTTACGTTAAAATGCTTAGCTAATTGCGCATATGTGCGAATGCCTTTTAGCTTGCGAATCAAATCAACCTCCCAGCGCCTAAGCTTTGCCTGGTAGTTCCGCTCGCCATGTCCCCAACCCGGTTTCATGACTTGAATAGCACTTTAAGCAGAAGCAAAATTAGTTCGCCTTTGAGGATAAATCCGATTGTTGGGCGTTTACTCATCTACTAACTCCCAAATAATTACTCATCTACTAACTCCCAAATATGGCGACATCATTGTCACCCATCCCCATTATATGTTGCATAACGCATTGTGTCAATGTATACACTTAGAATATGGGTCGGGGGTTTAATCCAGAAAGGGCGCTATCTAAGGTGCGGTGCAGGCAGGCGGGCGCCGAAGGTAAGCACGTAAGGCACGAGCGCACTGTCGAGAATATCAACAGCTGGCTAAAAGATAGACAGCAGGCGGTCGAGCGTCCTAAGACCGAATCTCTCACTGATAAGCTGATTCGCGAAAATCAGGTTAAAACCTGATATTCTAAACAAGTAACCAATCGAGACGACTGAAGCGACGTGACGGGGCGGGGGGCATGGTGCTTCCCGCCTTTTTTGCGCCATTTTTGACCTAAGTGAACTGGTTTTCACTTAAAAGGACCACAAAAATGGCCAATTATCTCGTTCTTAATCAAAATTACGTAAACGTAGGCTTAGGCACGCTCACCTTCACCGTGCCAACTACCGGCAATTACAACGTCGCCTGCCAAGTAACCGAACTTCCGCCTTCCAGCCTTGTTATTCAGGTGAAAAACAATGGCTCAACCATCTTCACTGCGCCTTCAGTAAGCGCCACACAGATTGGCCTAGAGTTTAAAGTGAGCTTTCAAGCAACGGCTGCCGATTCAATCACGGTCGTTTTCTCAAGTTCCGCTGCAAACGACAACTTGCTGAACAGTGTCAAAGCCAACGTAAGTATTGGACAGGGTTTCTAACTTTAAAAAGGGGACATCAATGCCGCTTATTCATTCCAAATCTAAAAAGGCCATGGGCGAGAATATCAAAACCGAGATGGAGCACGGTAAACCACAGAAACAGGCCATTGCCATCGCATACAGCATTAAGCGTGGCGAAGGTAAGAAGATGGCCATGGGTGGCTACGCCAAGGGCGGAGAATGCGAACACGGCAAAATGTCCCACTGCGCGCAGGGATGCCACATGGCGGAAGGTGGTCCAGCACTTACTCATGAAGGATATGAATCCTCGGCAGCCCACGAGCACATCAATAAGCCGGGTAAAAACGGCCCGATGGTTGAGCAAGAATCGGGATATATGTCCCATGAAGGCAATCGAGTTAAGCACAATGCTGGTGCTGAATATGAAGATGACGAGCGCCTTAATCAGCACGGGGCGGAAGAAGTGGGACCGTTAGGACACTCTGGCAAGAAAGAAGATGCTCCGCATATGGCGGAAGGTGGCGAGCCGATGCTTACCGATTCAGGCTATCAGCACGAGCATCCAGATATGGAAGATGACTTGGTGTCGCGCATCATGGCTCAGCGCTCATATGCCAAAGGCGGCGATGTAGAAGCAGAAGAAAGACATGTTCCTAGCGATGAAAAGGGCACCGGATCCGAATATGCCGGTCACAAACCAGGCAGCCTTTCTCCAGATACCAAAGACCACAAAGGCCAGGACTACGGTGACGATATCGTAGGCCGTGGTCGCCACCACCACGAACGAAGGCGCTCGGCTGCTCAGGTTGCCAACGAAACGATGATTACGGCAGCCCGCGAGCCAATGCAGTTCGATGACCTTGTGAAGCGTGACGACGACCTTCAATCAGCTGATTACACCGGCGCCAATTCTGGCGACTTCAAAGGTAGCGAAGGAGAAGATTCGCGGCGTTCTGAAGTAAAGAGCATGGTTGAGCGCATCATGATGGCGCGGCGTAAACAGCGTAACCCGGTTCCGGCCTAAACATGATTGAAAGTCTTAAAGATCTAGAGCGCCTATTAAAACTCTGCCGTAAGCAGGGTGTTACAGAAATCAAACTACGTGGCTGCGAGTTTAAGCTAGGCGATCTACCTCAGGCCATCCACACGGAAGCTGTCGAAGAGCAAAAGACATTTGAAGACTTTCCAGACAGAGTTCTAACGCCTGAAGAGCTTATGTTTTACTCCGCTGGCGGTAATCCAAACGACGAAGGGGCGCCGCAATGAAGATAAAGAAGGCCCAAGGCCCCACGCAGAAAATAGTAATGCAGACTAGGGCGCAGCAAGACGATGCTGGCCGTGGAGCATTAGCCGAATGGTGGAAAGCAGACGACGACTTACAACTAGCTAAAGAACTTTGCGGAACTGCAGCTTATCTTAAACAAACCCAAACCTATCGAATCAGGCAATTAGCGGTAGATGTGAGGCTTTACAGTGGACTTTCAATTTATTCTTATGCGGGCTCCAACGTCTCTAAAATGGATCGGACGAAAACTCTACCTGACGACCGTCCTACTTTTAATCTTATCCAGGCATGCACGGATACACTGGTATCACGTCTCTCGCAAAATAGGCCTGAGCCTAAGTTTCTAACCGATGGCGCTGACTATAAAGAGCGACACCTTGCCCAGCAGCTTAATCAATTCATCTTGGGAGAGTTCTACCAGACCAAAATGTACGACAAGGCGGTCAAAGCTCTTAGGGATGCCATTGTCATGGGCACCGGAGCACTTAAAATATACGAAGGAGATGAAAAGAAAGTTTGCGTCGACCGTGTACTTATTAGTGATTTATACGTCGACGATAATGATTCTATTAATGGCGACCCACAGCAGCTCTATCAACTAAAGTTGATGGATAGGGATAAGCTCATCGCCAATTCTCCGACCAGGGCCGCCAATGTAATCGAAGGAACACCGCCTTCATACCCTGACAATTCGCCAGATTCGGGCAGGACTACCGCAGATCAAGTAATGGTGGTGGAAGGATGGAAGTTACCTAATGGCCCCAATAAAGACGCACCTGGATATATGCCAGGCCATCATGTTATCGCTACGGTCAATGGCATCGTTTTTAAAGAAGAATGGCACAAGCCTAAGTTTCCTTTTGTGTTTCTCAACTATTCTGATCCTTTCTTGGGTTTTTTTGGTCAGGGTCTGGCCACACAACTCTTTGGAACGCAACTTACGCTCAATCGCATCCTTTACACTATCGCTAGGTCTATTACTCTCGTTGGGGTTCCCCGCGTTTTCATCGATCAAGCGTCCAAAGTCGTAAAAGCACATAACAACAATGAAATTGGCGTCATCATCACATACTCAGGCACTAAGCCTAGCTATGAAGTAGCTCCTTGCAATGCTCCTGAGCTTTATGAAGAGCGCGACAAGCTAATTCAATACGGTTTTCAGCAATGCGGCGTCTCGTCGATGCAAGCCACATCTCAAAAGCCAGAGGGCCTAAACTCTGGTGCGGCTATTAGGAGCTACGATGATATTTCCACAGATAGATTTGCGTCACTTGCCAAAAAGTATGAATCAGTTTTTATCGAAGCTGCATACCAAATCACAGATGTTGCAAAAGAGATTGCGGAACGCGAAGGAAGGTATCAGACCGTTTATCCCAATAAAGACGGGACAAAAGAAATAGACCTTCCCGCAATGAAACTATTGAAAGATCCGTTTGTTATACAATGCTTCACCGAAAGCTCGCTGCCACGCACACCCGCTGGCCGCATCGCTACAGTAACCGAACAAGTACAAGCCGGAATGCTGACCATTAAAGAGGGTCGCAGACTAACGCACTTCCCGGATCTAGAGCAAAACGAGAAGCTTGATAATGCATCTGAAGAACGCATCTTTAAGATCCTAGATGCTATCGTCGAGAGTGGTTCATACGAGCCACCCGATATCTTCATGGACTTGGCTTTAGCTAGCCAATTAGTAGTCCAGTACATCAATTTGTATTTAGCTGCCGGCCTTGAAGAAAAGAAGGCCGACATGCTTAGAACTTTCTTTACTCAATGCCAGGCTTTGATTCAGGCTGCGACCCCACCACCACCCCCTGTAATGCCACAGCAACCCGCCGCTCAGCCCGCCCCACAAGCGCAAGCCCCCACCCCAGTGCAGCCACAAGCCATGGCAGAAGGTGGAGAGGCCACTCCAATGGTTGACGACCAAACGGCTATTGCTTGGTCGCATATGAATCCAGAGCATCCAGCGTCTCGAATTATTAAATCCATGCATGGGATCCAGTAATGCCACAGGCACCGAAGTACGCGCAGCCTAACGCTAGTTCATTCGATCCCTGGCAGTACCTTGCGAACAAATACACAGCAGCAAAGCAGGAGATCTCACGGCATCCGCTTAGGTCTGCTGCTGAAACAATTAAGTTTTTAGTACCTGGTATCGGGTTTATTTCCAATCTGGATACGAGCCAGGCGCCATCTGGAGCGCTGGAATCTACTGAGGCAGTAGTTAATCCGGCGATACTGGCGCCGGGAGAGTTACGAACGTGGAACGCTATTAAGCAGCTAGCCAGGGATACATCGCGAGACAAATTAACGGGAACAAACATATGGAACCACATTGCGGAGCAACTGGCTGCAAAGGGTGTTCCCGAAACAACCGCGAAGTGGGAGCTATCTAATATTATCGGTGGCAAGGGAATGGCCACCGACTTAAGCGAGTTTGGTAAGAATGAGTTGTTAAAATCAGTAGAAAAACAACCACTCCCCGAAACTCAATTTAGCCCGGTAAGCGGTGGCAAGCAGCCAGAAAACTGGATGGCGGAAATGTTGGAGCGGGAGCGTAGCGAAGCAGCTCAAAAAGACATAAATGCATTTAAAGCCCAGAAGGAAGCAGAGAGAAAACAGGAGTGGGCTCAAACGGAGACATCGCGCCGCACTCCGATAGACACCAACTTTGAATATTTAACTGCGGTTCCGGGAGAAAAACATCCGTCATCGCCAAGTGAACCAGTTGGCCAACTAACAGAAATAGTTAATCCTGCTCTTAAAAAGATAAAGCCAAGCGCATCGCCCGAACTAAAAGATTTGCTCATCGATTATGCAAACGGAGTGATAGATGAGCGCGAGCTAGGGTTTTCGGCGGAGCGACTTGATCCAGATAAACACAAGATATTTGGTGCGTTAGAAGACGCCCATTCTGAAGCGGAAAGTAAGTGGGCCCAAGAAAACAAACTCACTGCTAGTGACGAAGGCGATGGCTCCTATGTGGATAGCCAGGGGCAGGACTGGGGATATTTCGAGCCGTCTAGCCACGCAGGCGATATAGCTGAGGAGTTTGGTAAAAACATCATTAATGAGCATTCCTATTTGGGACTTACCCCTAAGGAGCACAGACAGCAGCTCTATAACGACTGGGCCAGACAAAGAGAGCAGCAGGATTGGGCAATGCGCAGGCAGCGGGAACAATCCTATGAAAACTGGCTAGAAGAAAATAAAAAGCCACGTCTAGAAGAATCTCCTCCGAAAGCCTCAACCACAGAGGAGCCAGAAGATTAGATTTAACCCTTGAAGCAACAAAGGAAAAACAATGAAGATAACACCCATTGGTCCAAACTCCGTCCCTCAACAAGCACCTAACCAAGCTCATTCTCCCGAAAAACTAGCTGCCGCTAAGGCAATTGCCGCTGGAGAGATGAAGGTCTCGCCTAGTGAGACGCCGGTAGATGATTCGCGTGCCACAGAAGCTAGAAATACCCGCACAATCAAGCTACAAACCAACGTTTCGCCAGATAGACCCATAGAAACAGGCCAGGAACCTGAAAAAAACGCCATTTCCGACACTAAAGAGACGACTACTGCGGTGACTGAAGCGACTGCGCCGATTAGTCCTGAGCTAGTAGCGCTGCGTAAACAACAGCGCGCCCTTCAAGTTAAAGAAAGGGAACTACTAGACCGAGAAAAGGCCCTAGAAACGAAATCTAATTCGCCTGATCTTACCCAATACGTTTCTATTGCCGATTTGAAGTCCAAAGGGCTCAAGGTGCTACTCGACAATGGCATCACTTACGAGCAACTCACCGAACAAGTCCTAAATCAAAACTCTATCAACCCGGAAATCCAGGCGCTTAAGGCTGAAATCAAATCCCTTAAAGAAGGAGTTGATAAAACTTTAAGCGAAAAAGAAGCACAGCAAGAAAAGGCAGTGCTCCAAGAGATTCGCCGGGAGGTAGACCGCGTTGCGGCTGGAGATGGTTTTGAACTCGTTCGGGCATCAGGCAGCCAAGCCGATGCAGTAGAACTAATTCAGCGCATTTACAAAGAAGAAGGAGAATTACTCTCCGAAAGTGAAGCGCTCCAATTAGTCGAAACAGAATTGCTAAAGGAAGCCGAAAAATACGCACGTCTCAAAAAAGTGCAGGAGAGATTGGCCATTCCCTCGCACACACAGCAGACCCAACCACGGCCACAAATCAGAACACTAACTAACCGAGACACAGCGAAGATTGCGATGGGCCGAAGGGAACGCGCAATAGCCGCGATGCTCGGTCAACTAAAAAAATAGGAGCAATATATGGCTATCGCACCAGTTTATGCGAATAGTTCTAATCAGATTGCAGCTCTGAAAGAGTTGTACGTCGACGATAAATAGTGTCCTTGTCGTCGAAGTATTTTCCAGTCATGCATGAAGGACTACATGAAAAACATCGTTTATGCCAAGAATCCTTGGCTGGCGATGGTACCGAAAAATGAATCGCCTGACGGATTCGCTGGAAAATACATCCCGGTTGGCAGAAGCGGAGCCGGGAAAAAATCGGGCAAATACGGTGAAGGCTGAGACGCTAATACCGTGGAAAATCACAGACTTAAAAATCTGCGATCTCCGTAGAGCGTAGTGGGTGAAACTGGTATAAACCACCAGAATATAAACCACCAAGAGTGCCCGAGGTTCAGAAATGAATCAAAATGTACGCCGAGCTAATGCGAAGCAAAAATGTTCCGTTTGTAAGCAATGGAAGAATCGTGGAAGTAGAATGTGGTATCGCAATTCAACTTGTCCGGCGTGTTATATGGCGGCATATCGCAATACGCACCCGGAAAAAGTAAGAAGTGCGAAGTTGAAATGTTATTACG